TGGTAAGCCAATACTTGCTGGGTCTTGAAGTTTAGCAGGGAAGAATAATTCATCACCAACCTCAGTATCACCTTTAGATAAATCTGTTAAAAGTCTATCCTGTTCTTCAGACAGCTCAGCAAATCTTTCTGGCCAAGGTGCTTCTTGTGCTACTTCAGCAGCTCTTCCTTTAAGTTCTGTAGTTTGAGATAATTGAGTTACCATATCATCTTTACCACTTCGTCTGAAGTTGATATCTCTAGGTAATTCTTTACGATCAAACATCGAAGCAATATTATATTCGTTATCACCGAATCTAGTACCACCTAACTTCTTTTGCCATTCAATAACTTTGGGAGCATCTGTTGTATTATAAACTAGACCGTTGAATTTCTGATCTACTATATGATGATGAGCACCTGGTCCATAAATAGACTCACCTTTAGCTTGAGTAGCAGCTAGGGCTTCTGCGTCAGTTCTACCTATATTAGCTATATCTGTATTACTAACTGCGCCACCTGTGCCCATTCTATTAGCTTTACCAGTAGCAATAGGATCAACAGGTGTTTCGAATGATGGGCTTTCACCAGCACGTGTATTAACACTTAAATCAGGTAGATCTTTCCGTGAAGCGTTCCGCTGTATTTGCTTAATATCATCTAATTCTAATTTGTTTAAATAACCATGAAGTGGCGTATAGTTTCCAGTAGATGCTGCTTCAGTTAAAGAGCCTTTGAATAAAGTATACTCATCCATATTATTAGCAATCTTTCTTTTAATTCTTAATGCATCAGCATGTTGAATTTCATTGGTCGTCTTAAATATAGAGCCATTGTCAAATGCTTGCTTAAAGCTAAGGTCAGCTCCTTTAATCCTTTTTCCTTTTGTAGCAAGATTAGCGGCATCTCCTGAAAGAGTTCTAAATATAGGCTTTAGAACCTCTTCCATTATTTCACTACCAATGGCTTTTCCAATTTGATTACCCATTACTTCTTCCTCACTTTTAAACGACTTCTACGGTTTTCAGATGCAGGCTGTAATCGACCTTTAGTTTTACTACCTTTATAGTGAGCAGCATCTTTACCATCACCTACAGAACCACCAAGTTTAGCGGATAATCTATCAGCATTCCTTCTGATTTCTTTACCCTTCTCTGTTTGCATATAAGCTTTCTGCTGTTTAAGACGCTTAGCTTTAGCTTCAGGGTTCTTTTTGTAGTATTCAGACGTTTTGCCTGCCATACATCCTCCGATTAACAAGTTCAGGGTCTATTTTAGGCATAATTCTATTTAATTTATCTAAGGCACTACCATCATGAGCGACACCGCTGACATCATTAGTCTTTAGCCAGTCACAGGCTGCCTTTAAATCTTGTGTTGAAGCCTCGCCACTTTTAACCCTTTTCAGGAATTCAGTTGTAACGAGATTATGTAATTCATTGAATTGGGTTTCAGTGGCTTTATTCATGCGTTTCCGTAACCTTTATTAAATGCTTTAGCTAGATTACCATAAGGTATATCAGTTTTGTAATCTTCTGTGTAATGCTTTTTCTCAGCATCAGGTCTGGCATATACGCCTGTACGCTTTTTAGGTTTCTTAGCTATGTTCTTTTTAGTCATTTCTCTCCAGGGAATAGGGATTTCTTAATCATTGCAACTGCTTGGTCATCTAATGTATTTTCAGTGGATGAAACTAAACCTTCTAGTAGATCAATTATCAGTTGTTTTACTGCTGTGCTCTTGATGAAAGCGAATAGGACTGGTTTGATTAGTACGATCATAATTAATTTTAGTTAGTGGATTATTTTGAAGTTGTTTAACTTCTTTTTGATACGCAGCTATAGGTATGACATCATGACAAAGATGATAAACACGTGTTCCAGGTCTTAGCATAAAGCCTTTTTGCTGGAGTTTTGCACAGTTATCTATCCTTACAAGTTCATAATTAAGCTGCATCTTTTCTTCTTGACGAGCTGCGATTGATTTACATCTTTCTATTATACCACCATCAAGGGGTACCATGAAATTAATCTGAGCACCCCAGTTTTCATTCTTGACATAACCTTCAGGGTCCATAGGTAGCTGTGGTTCGACATGATTGCCCATATAGAATGGGCTAAAGGTCATTGTCGGTCCATTACAGGATATGCCCGGGCCGTAGTTTTGACGGCTCGGAGCGCCATTATTCTGGAATTGAACGGCTTGATTGGTAACATTTCCTGTAGCTGCTGCCACAGGATTTGAGGTATTGTTGGTTTCTCCCTCTTCAGCATAACTTGGTACTCCTATTGCGAGAAGACTGATAATGATGTAGTAGTAGAAGTAGTGTCGATTTCTCTTGCCACTTCTGTTAGAGATAATACTTGACTTGCTGCCCTTGTTGTTATCTCTAGGGTGAATGGATCTCCGACGGTATGTATTGTAAATACCGAATCGGTGTCTACAATTCCGCCAGAACTTGCTGAGGTATGTGTTATATTTTCCCCAGTCCATTTGTTGATAGCAGAGCCATAGGTTGTTGTATCTACGGTTTCTACTATTTCTTGTGTCATTGTTGTGGTGGATTGCATGGACCCCTGAGTAAAGTTGGGGGTCACTAACTCTGCTCTCGCTACCGAGGGGGATAACAGCATTAAGAGAAATAGCCATTTCTTCATTCTTTTTTCTTGTCAATCATCGGACAGTTAACAGGAGTGATGCCATTGCCTTTACCTTTAGAATTTGCTGTATTCAATCCGAAGCTAGCTAAAGCCCCAGTAAAAATACTTGCAACGAAAGTTATGTCGGAACTCCCTGACTTCTTAATAACAGGTAATTCAACATAGTTTAATGTAATTATAAATCCTGCCCAAACAACTACTCCAAGTCTAACCATAGTAGAGAGGAGTGCTATTTGTTCTTCTTCAAATTCTCCTCGTTTTCCTTTGATTCGGTCAAGGATGTTTCTTTCTTTTTCCGGTTTTCCTTCCATTTGTCGATCTTTTTCTGTAAGAATGTTTGAACTTTCTTTTTGATTTGATTAAAGAAAGGAGTTGCAAGAGTTGTAGTTGCAACAGCAGCAACCGCTGCATATGTAGCAGTCATTACTACTTCTGTTGTAGGTAACGGTAACTCTATGTTTATACGAGGAATTGTTAGTTTAGGAGGTGGAGGTTGTTCTTCTTTTGTCTCCTCTTTTTTTACACCAGGAGGTGGTTCTAAATCACTAGGTGGTATGTATATAGCCGGGTAATGTGGAACCAAACCTTTAGGAACGCTTAATATAACCTCAGGAAATTGTGGAGGATCTACTATAGGTTCCGAAGGGATCTTTAATGGTTCAATCATTTAACTTGATTTTAACGCTGCAATTTCAGCTTTAAGGGTTTCTACTTCTGCACTAAGTTCTTGGACTGCTTTTGTTAATGGAGCTGTAAACTGACTGAACCGTAAGAAATAATTCTCTTTATCAATAGTAAGTCCACCAAATTCTTTTGTAGTTTTACCTATATCAGTTAAAGTTTGTTCAACTTCTTGTGCTATAAAACCATAATGAGTACGTCCGGAGGTACCATCAGTTCGTTTATAGGATACTGGGTTTAATTTATTAATAAATGATAAACCTAAATCACTAGTAACAATATCTTTTTTCCATTTACGATCAGAGGATTCATCTAGAGCTACACAATAAACATCCTCCCATTCATTAGAACCATCTCCTAAGTCATATTGCCGATCATTGGTAGGTTCTAGGTTACGGTTAAATTTGAAATATCCACTAGTACCGTGGAAACGACAATCAGTACCATCAAAATAAATGTCAAAATCTTGGCTATTACCTAATCTAACTTTTTCATTATCATCCATCCTTATGTCACCATAGATTCTTACACCATCGGAAGCAGTTGTTAGTTTCTCAACTCCATTATCATGAAGTACAACACCAGCGTCATCATAACAAATAATACTATCTTGACCTGATCTAGCTCTAATATAAATATGAGTATTCCCAACACCAGGATCATTAGTCTCATGGCTTCCAGCTATAAATAGGTTGCCAGTTCCTTTCAGTTGTATATATCCATGAGATCCATCGTGGTAAACATGCATATCATCGTTTGTTCCTAATGTAATAACACCACTATTAGATAAATCTATATCATCAGTAACTTCTAAGTCTCCTGTGACTTTACATCCACCTGATACTGTTCTAAATGCTTCAGTATCTCCACCATGGAATAAAACAACTTCGTAATCTGCACCATCGTTATCAGCATAAAGTCTAATACCCTTTTTATCAGTATCAGATCTAATAAATAAACTTTCACCAGTATTTGAAATAAAGAATTCTGTTGGAGTGTTACTTGGAGCTGTGTTCTTTATATACCCATTACTGCCATCATGATAGATTTCAAGATCTT